GCCACGTCCATCAGGTCGGCTTCTCGCTGGCGCGAGAGGTGTCCGCGCTGAACGTCTTCTGCTAGGGCTGCGAGTCCAAGGAAGTTACCGGCCTCATCGAAGCCCGCTTGGCGACCGGCGTCGAAGGTTCCGTATTCAGGTAAAGTGATATTTGAAACCCCGAAGTCCGTTGCGATTTGTTCCAAATCACCGCCATAATCTTCCAAAAGTTTCCTTCCCGCCTGTGCGCGAGTCATCCCATGATAGGGATTACTTGGGTCGGTTTGGGCGTTCGAGTAAGTGGCTTCCAGTTCAGGGTTGCTTCGGACTAACTCCTCGCCTTGCTCATCGAGGTTTAACCGACGTCCCTCGCGTAATTCGCGGGTGTCACCCAAGACGTCCACCATGCCGGTCCCCTCGCGAATGCTGCCTCCGGGTTCAAAGGTTCCGGGCTTGGCTACGAAGTCCGTGCCGTCCTTGTTCTTCTTGTAGATAGGTTCACGATTTGAGATTTCCCCCTTTTGGGTAAGAAGAAGTTTTTCAGGATTCTGGCGAAGAACGGCCGATATTTGGTCTTCTCCCAAGAAATCCTTGAACCCGTCAACAAACGAGGATTTTAGGGTTTTTCGGGCGTCTTCTAGGGGATCGTTTTGTTTTGTTTTTCCATTAGAATGCGTAACCTTACCGGTCTTTGTCCAAGGCACCTCATCGAGGCTTTTGTATGTCTTTGTCCCGGCGTTCGGTGATATAAGGGCGTAACTATCAGTACCAAGTTTCTTGGTTATAGTCTTTGCAGGTTTACCTGTACCGGCGTCAATCAAGGTGGTAGTAACTACGGGTACACCGACGTGCCCCCCTAACCCCCCTTCCCAGCCTGCATGTTTGACAGTTACTACCTGCTCGACTTTATAGTTCTTGTCACCCTCTTGCCCCGGCGGAGGCTCTTTATACCCGGTAAGGATTTTGCCGTAGTCTTCGTGATCCGAGGCAACGTCGGCGTACTTGTGGTCGGCGTCCTCGCCGAGGATCGTCTTGCGTAGGATGTCGGTGTCGAGCTGGGCGGTCTGTTCGCGGATCGGACCCTCGAACTCGCGCAGGACATCCGCCAGGGTGCCGCCCTCTCGCCCAAGGGCTTCGGCGTACAACTTGTCGTAGTCGCCCGCACCCGTCAGCATCTCCATCTGGGCCTTCATCGCGGACGCCATACCTTCGCCATATGAAGGCTGGCTTGGATAGTTATAAGAAGAATTACTGCACATAATTATATTTCCTTATGTATTATGTTCGTCGGCCATACTAGCTTGTGACCGAATTTTTTAAAAAAGTTCATGTATGGGCTGTTCGAGTTGCAGGCCATCCACCATTGGTTCACTCCCGCATGAGACATCATGGACTCGACCGTGGAGTTAATTATCATACTATCCTTGGCTGTAACCTTTTTACTGTCGTGCCAGCACATCAGTAAAGGAATCTGCCCGACGTTCCACCCTCCCACGATCTCGCCGTCCTTGATTACGGCGTGGGTGGGGAACTGCATGTTGTCGTTGTCCTCCTTCGCTTTTTGGGCGACCAAATCCTTGAGGTCGACGTCGTGGATTTTCCTGACTGTCGGTATCTTGCTCACGTCGATATGGTGGCCCCCAGTGCGACGACCTTCCAGTTGCTTCCGTCCGAGCAGGCTACGGTAGCCGCGCCCGAGTTGCCGTCGGTGACGTAGATCAGTTGTCCCGCAGGTGATGCGGATGGCACGCCGCTCACGGCGTATGATGGTAAAGTCATTATGGTGCCGCTTATGGTGCCCCCCGTGAGGGCTACGGCGTTGCTTGCCTGCGTTGCTATCGTTCCGAGTCCCAAGTTCGTCCGGGCCGCGGATGCGGTGGTGGCGTTGGTTCCGCCGTCGGCAACGGCGATAGGGGAGGATAGTCCGCTTATGGTACCGCCCGTGATATTTACGTCCGACTCGTTTATGGTGACCGTAGGCTCCCCCAACTGGTTGAGGTTGGCGGCGCTTACGTCGATTCCCGTCTGATAGGTAAAGCCTCGGCTGACGTTGGCGGTGATAGCCATTACGCTACCTCCCTTACCGTGTTCAGCCCCACTCCGGTCGCCTCGATCACTACGTGTCGGAATACGGGCTGACCGGCGGTCACGTTCAGTTCCAGGTTACAGCTATGCCCTCGTGCGCGCGCGGCTGAAAACCTAAGTATCTTTTCCTCGTCGGCGGTGGCGGATTCCGTATGCACCACCGTGGAGGAGTCGGGGTCTACCGTGTTTATGGTGGCGGTAAAGGCGTCTCCGTCCGCTACGGTTACCCCAAGCTGGCCTCGGCGCCACGTCTTGATCGCCAAATCCCCGAAGGTGTAGCTGCGGGTGGTGAGCTTTGCGGTGACTGCGGTGGAAGTCGTGGAAGTATCCCCAATGGTTCCGGTGACGTCGGTGGCGGCTTCCTCCATGAGGTGCCATCCCTTGTCGTTGCAGGCGAAGAGCCTGCGCTTCTGAGGGTTGCTTCCGTGCAGGACGGTGACGAAGTCGTCGATGACGAATCCCGTGGGAAAGTCGTCTACGCTGGACCAGCCGCCGTTCAGGATGTCGTAAACGAATACCTTGTCGTTGTCGGTTGCTGACCCCGTTGGCGCCGCTAGAAAGTACTTGTTGTCGAAGACGATTCCCACCGCCTTGTCGGCGGCGGCGAAGTTGACGTCGGCGAACTGGTCTTGGATGGGGCGGCTCAATGGGATTGCCTCGCCGCTTACCTTCGAGATTGCTACCCCCAGTCCTTTCGCCGGGTCCAAGCCTTGCTGCATGACCATTACTCCCGAGTCCGACAGGAAGTAGATTTGGGGGCCGCTGGCGGCAATGCTCTTGCGGGCAACACATCCGTATTGGCGTGTAATTTCGTAAACATTCGATGCAGAGGTGGTTGCGACGTTGTTTACCAGGTGAATACTATTCCTGAAAAATGCGAGGCACTGGTCTTCCATGTAGGGAAAAAGTCCGACCAGATAATCCGCCGATCCTTTCGTAATCCTGAACCTGGAGTCGGCAGTGGTAAAACTGTCCGTGTCGAGCAAGTCCGACATAATGACGGTGAACTTGCTGTCGCTCGGCTGCGGCACGATAAGGCGGTTCCGAAAAAATAGTCCATAATCGGTATTCGGGCATTCTATGCTCCCGGCTCCGGGGGATGCGTTTTCCTTTACCACAAAATCGTTCGACTGATTTCCGTCCCATTCCAACGGAGTCTTCGATTCGCCCCGGAAAAGGATCAACTTTTCCAGACTCTGGCAAAAGCTGACGACGTCTCCGGATGCCACCACCTCCCCCGTAGGGTACGCGATGTCAATGCCGTTGGGGTTTTCGTCGTTCCATAAAATCATCTTGTCCTTCGTGGCGGCGGCGACGTATTCCTTGGCTGTTTCAGCATCACTGAACACGCCCGTGGCAAAAACTTCCTCCGTACCGGCGGAATAAGTCAACGAGACGCTTCCCGCCTTGAACTCGACCCCCTTGCGGACGGTGGCGACGTCGCCCTCAAGACGCATGTTTTCACTGACCGCTACTTGACCACCCGTAAGCGTTGTGGACTCCAGGTACGAGTCGATTGCGCGGAACCCTTGGTCGCCCTCGGCGACGACTCGATCATCGAGTGGCCCATACCTAGCGTACCTCATCTTTCCCCCGCCTTAGTACCTGCACGATTCGTATTATCATGAATATCGTGGTTGCCGCCCCCGCCGTGATCCCAGCTATATGCGACCACTGGGCCAAGGTAACCGAAGTTACCCATCCGCCGATCCCGCCCCACAGGGTTCTGTCCGCTAAAATTTCCATGAGCATCCCGATAGGCATTCGACAATGATGAGCAGTCCGGCTATCGCGGCCAGCCAACATAAGGCTTTCGCTCGCTTGGTAAGCCCCGCATAAAATTCGTGAAGCAATTTCAAGTTCTTCATTTATTCATCCCCGTCGTACGTTTTTCCTTAACCTGGAAGGGCGCCCGAGTCACTGACTCCGTATGCTTCTTTAAGCAGCGCTTGGTATAGATGAATGGGATCGCCAAGTAGCAGAGAAGCAATGCGCCCGCCACGTAGAGCATGGTCTTCACCCCGTTTGCGAACTTCTCGAAGCCCGACTTGTGCTCGGCCAGTTCGCCCTTGAGATGGGCGGCGGCTATGGCCTTTACGTCGCCGTGGGTGATGGCGTCAACGAGTTCATCGTTCTCGCCCTTCAACTCATAGATGCGTCCGCCCGCATACCCCACACCCGCGCCTAACGCAGCTCCACCCGGACC